CCAGCCTGGGGCGCATGGGGCGTAAGTTGCGTGGACCTGACTTAATTGAATCGGTGATGCCCGAAGCAAAGGTAGAGCGTCCACGGACTCTGGTCGAAGCCTACGATGAAATGTTTACAAAACCAAGGATTCAACGCAATAAAGACTTGTTGCAGGAAAGTTTAGATAGAGGTGAAGTGCCAGGGGAAAAGTGGGAGGAAGCGTTATGGGAGAATAGTCAGGCAGGGACAGTCTCCCAAATTGGATTTGACGATTTACCTGAAATAGAAAAAGCACGCTTAGATAGGGCAGTAGAGCAAGGGTTTAACATCGACGCTTTTCATGGAACGAAGGGGGATATAAGGGANTTTGATCCTGGCTTATTGGGTGCGACNACTGGCGCACCGAGCGCACGCCTTGGCTTTTTCTTCAGCGCAGATGAAAAGACTGCTGCTAAATATGCCCAAGACGCTGAAACAAAGATGCTGCGACCTGAGTATCAAGGCCAGTGGGAAGATTTAGCAGAGAAGTTCAATGCTGCGAATGTAAAAGCCAATACGATACGCAAGCGCAAGGAAAAAGAGATCACAGTGCCGATTGACCAACGATTAAGTGAGATCGAAAAAGAATTGAATCAACTTCAAAGTGGTCCAAGTGAGCAATTTGATAATGATATTTATGAAAAGTTATCGCAAGAACATTTCGACCTTAGCGAACAGAGAATACACGAAATAACAAACATAAAAAATGATCCAGAATACGATATAGCAGCTAGAGAACGTGCTGAGATTAAGAAGGGAATGGACGATTTCGATAAGCAAGGGGCAAACATACTGCCTACTAAATTGCGTTTAAGCAACCCTCTCGTATACGACTTTAAAGGATCTTCATACAGAGAGAGTTCTTACCATGATCTTCTTCAAAAAGCAAAAGCCGAAGGGCACGATGGTGCCATTTTTAGAAACACAACCGATGGCGCAGGTGTAACGGATATTTACGTAGTCTTAGATCCGAGCCAGATACGATCTAGCTACGCGATGTTCGACCCGAAATATGAACCGAGAATGAGTCTTAGTGACGATGCTCCCATTGCGCAAAATTTAATGGATGAGTGGGATGAGAAGCTACCAAAATTAGAGACAGAAAAAAGCGAATTAGAGCAAAAGTGGATGGACCAATGGAAGCAATTAGAATTGCTTGAAGATGAACGCTCTACTGCTGAAAAAAGCCTTCGGCAGGGTGAAAAAATGCGGATGAAATGGTATCAAGAAAACACAGACAATTTAGATCAGTGGGGCAATTATTCAAAGAGTGCAGCTGATATAGAGCGCTTAAGTGCTGGGGATAGGTCATTGTATGATGAGTTCATGCGGAAGCATGAAAGTATGGAATCGAATATGTCAAAGTTGTCTAATAACTACAACCAATCGGTTGATGCCATAGAAGAACTTGAAAATCGCCAAGCTGCTATATCGACACAGCTGCCGAAGTTGACCGAGGAAATTGAATTTATCAAAAAAGAATACCCACTTGCAAAGGGCAAGACACAACCCCAAATATCGGGCACAGGAGATATTCTCGCAGGTGCAGCCCCTGTTGTCCTCCCGCTAGGTGCAGGTGCAGCCGCAGAGGCTTATTTAGCGAACCAGGAGCAATAATGCCAGCCTACGATTGGTATTGTAAAAGCTGTAATCACAAAGAAAAAGATGTGTGGTATTTCACCTCACAGCTGCCCAAAAAACGCAAGTGCAAAAATTGCCTGGGAAAGACGATGGAACAGGACTTTGGGCAAAAAGGTAGAAACCAAATCCACCTTACGCACAGCAGTCTTTATGGCAAGTTCGAACCAGGCGTAGCGGAATACATCAACAGCTATGGCGATAAACAGAGAATTATGAAGAAATACAACATTGTGGAAAGCAACGACCCTGTNAAAGGATCACGTTGTCACCGCATTACCCCCCCAGAGTCTCCCACACCACCAAGCGACTGGGTCAATAAGCCCAACAACGCACAGGAGTGAGGTAGCAATGAGTGAAGTAATGGATATGGATGTAGCAGAATCCACGGCAGTCGAGCAGGCACCAGCAACCTCTCCAGCTGANAGTTCAGATGACTTTGCATCTGACCTTTCGGGGGATTCAGGTAGTGATACTGCGCAGACCGAGAGTGGGCAATCTACGGCATTTGATCCAGGGGGTGTGTCCGATTGGGCACGCCAAGACAAATCGCAGGTGCCTCAACAATACCATGCGGTTATCGATGCGGCAAAATCACAGCAGGCCGATTACACGCGCAAGACGCAGGACCTGGCCGATCAACGCAGGCAGTTTGAAACACAGCAGCAAGCACAACAGCAGCAGATGTTTCAGACACTGCAAAACCAGGTCAACACACAGCAACCCAAAGAGGACCCTTATGCCGAGCTACGTTCGCGTTTGGGTCCCGATGAAAGCAGCGCCATCGATGTGGTGCGGCAGATCATTAAAACGGAGATGGGATCGGGTAACGAGGATCTCAAAACCGAGGTGGGGCAGCTGAAGCAAGCCACTGCTTTACTCGCACANCAGCACCAAGCAGGGCGAGTAAAAGAGGCGGCTGGACAACTGCAGGAAGCGCGTGATGCCTACGGCGAAGCACTGGACCCATTCGCGCCACAGATNAAAGCCTTGATCGCTGTGCCGAATCCTGAATCTGGCGCAAACTACACCGTGACCGAAGCATACGAAATGGTCAGTGGAGTTAAGGCCAACCAGGCGGCAACGTTGCGACAGAATGACCAAGATGCCAGGCGTAGCAGTAAGCGGCAAGCAAGGGGTGGACCGCAGGTAACAGTAAGTGGCGAAGGGGCACCGCTCAGTGACGGAGAGCTAGTCAATGAGCTTAGAAACCTTGGCTTCGATTAGCCTTATTTTGGCTATTNNANAAAAGCCGTAAACTATTGTAGGACAANAAGATGGCAGCTATAACAACGAGCGAAAAATGGGATGCTGCGTGGACAACGACCATGCGCAGCAAGCGTAAAAGACTGACCGACAATATCAGTAATTCGTATCCAACTATTTCTGCTTTTCGCAAAGCAGGCATGATGGAAACGAGCAAAGGTGGGAAGCAAATCCAGGAAGATTTGATGTATTCACTCACCGATTCTACCTGGTTCGACGGTTACGATTCGTTGCCAACGGATAGCAATGATGGCATAACTGCAGCATTCGAATACTTCCGCTACAGCGCTACGCCCATCGTGATTTCGATGACCGAAGAGATTGAAAATCGTGCTTCGGATAAGGCGATAAAACTGCTCACTGCGAAGACCGAGCAGGCGATGACGGGCAGTATGTCCACCATCAACTCAGCCTTGTTGGGTGCGCAGTCTGGTAAGTCTATTGTTGGCTTGCAAGACATCGCTTCGACTACCCCTGGTGGCACGGTTCACAGTGTCGATTCGGGCACGAATACGTGGTGGGATAACAAGCGTGTCGATTACAATGCTACGTATGGCACCGAAGATTTTTCGGTGAAAGAAGCGTCCACCGATATGTATAACGGCATCTTGGGTATGCGCGACCTTTGGAACCAAGTTTCCGAGGGGAACGATACGCCTTCCCATATAATTTCNAACTACAGNGTNTATGGGGATTACGAGGCAATCTTCGAAGGCACGGGTTACTATCGCTTCACTTCTGCGTCTGAACAGGCCATTGGTAGTAATTCTAAGAACGCCACGTTTCGAGGCACGGAGTTCATCGTGGATCGTGACTCACCTGGTTCTGCAAATTCGCATCAGTTGTTTATGATCCAAGATAAGTACCTCAAGTTCCGATTGCAGGAAGGTCTGAACGCTGCGAAGACTCCGTTCAAAGAGCCTGCCTCACAGCAAGCGAAGGTCGGATTTATCTTGTTCGGTTGTCAGCTTATGACAAATAATCGCAGGCGGCAGGGCGTGCTGTATAACATCTCCACTTCCACGACTGTCTAAACAACCTGGGGGGCAAGCCAATGCCCACTATTTATACCCTGACCATAGGGGAAAGGTACAAGAACAATGGCACAAACAGTTCAAAACAATAACTACGGTATCAACCGTATCGGTGGAACTGGCATAGGCAGTCACGCAGGCCAGGGACTCTTTGAAGAGTCCTCCACTGCCAAGTATGACTTGGGTGAAAAACTTGAGTTTTCCGATGGTCGCGTTTTTCGCTACACGCAAGCTGGTGCAGCGATTACGGCAGGGCATCTGGTGGCTCAGGATTTTAGCGCTGGCAACATCGCTGAGTTCGATGACGCAACGATCAGTCCTGTAGCTGCAGGCTCTACAGTCATCACTGTTACCGCATCTGCCCTTTCGGGCGTAGATGATGTAAATGAGTTGGCAGGTAGCTACCTGATGACCATTGATGGCACGGGTGAGTATTACAGCTATAAGATCAAATCGCACACCGCTGAATCCAGCAACGCAGTGGAGTTTACGCTATTTGATCCACTGCATACAGCAGTTGCCACTGGCACGACTGATCTTCAGATCATCGCGCCAGCGTTTCGTAAGGTGATAACGTGCGCTGCAANCACCGATGCCAACTCTGATACGATGCCTGTTGGGGTTAGTTTTCGTGGCTTGACTTCAGCCTATTACGGCTGGATACAAACCAGCGGCATTGCCTGTGTTCGCTATGACCTCAATGGCTTAACTGCCACGGATGTTCATGCGGGTAGACCTGTGGTTCCTTCGGTAAATCACGCAGGGTCCGTGCAGCCTTCGCAAGCTGCAGGGCAAGACACTGCCAATGACCTGACCTATCAGGTTGGCACGTTGGCATACGGCGATGTGGTAGACGATCAGCAGGCGGCAGTGTATTTGAATCTGCCTGCTTAACATTTGTGAGTAGGGGGAATACTCCCCCTACTTATTTTACTACGAGGAAATCATGGCAAGACCACGAAAAAATCCTCTCCCTGTAGACGATGCTTCCCAAGACTTTTTACCCCCCAAGGAAGCAGTGGCTGTAATGGAATCACCTGAAGAGCCTTCGATTGTTGACCTACTTGAACGTGCTTCCGAATCGCAGAAAGAGAAGATTCGAAAAGCGTTAGGGGTTGCGTCAGCTGTGAAGGCACCGCGCAAGCAGACCAATGCCGATGCAGCCCAGGTGCTGGCCGCGCATGGAGGTGGGACTTTTCAAAAGCCTGGTTTCGTTCCCGTGCCTCCACAGGGCGTGTCTGAAAAAGGTCCTGCTGCTATTGCTCATTGGTTAGAGCAATGGGAGAATGGACAAACCTTTTCGTCACGCTCAGCGGAACGTATGGGCGTAGATGCCGAAACACTGGCAGCTGTGGCAGTTGAGTGAAAGACCGTAGCGAACAGATTGTTACGGGCAGCGTGAATGCTGCTACAGTCTTCGGTGAGGCGGCTAATTTTGGTGCAGCTGATGTGGGCACATTGGACTTGTCTGACTCGTTCAGTGTGCCCACTCTGACCACCACACAAAGAGATGCACTCACAGCATCCAATGGAATGCTGGTATACAACACCTCTACAAATAAATTTCAAGGGTATGAAAATGGATCATGGACTAATCTGATATGACAGTTTTAGAGTGCATCCAGACTGCCCTGGCAAGAGTGGGCATCTCCACTGCAAATACAGATTTTCAAACCACTGCGCGGCTATACTTAAATGCGACCTTGCAACAGTTAGCAGGCGAAGCGACCTGGTGGTGGTTACATAAGACTGACTCCATACAATGCACCCGTGAGTTTACCCTCACCTCTGACACGGGCACCTTTACAGCCACTAGCAC